TTATGTTTAATGGGGTAGAAACTGATTTAATTTTTGATACTGCTATTGATCTAGTGATGTCTAAAGTTCCTATTGCCGCACATGAAAAACTATATAAACCAGAAAAAATAATGTCTGTAGATGTAATTGAAAAAGAAATCGAGTTACAATGCAGTGTAATTTAATCAAGTTGGTAACAATTAATTAATTTTAACAAGGAGGTAATAAACATGTCAGATAATATAAAAATATCTGAAATAGCATATGGAGCATTACAAGAGCAATTTGATGCTGAACTTAAAAATGTTCTTAACAATATTGCTGACCCAAATACAGACCCAAGAAAGCTAGAAAAATACAGATAAACATCAAGGTAATACCTGGCAACCGTGGAGTTGCAACGATGGAATTTCAAACAAAAACTACTTTAGTACCTGCAAATGCAGTTGGAACTGAAATAGTCTTTGAAAAAGATGCAAATGGAAAAATGGCAGTTTCCGAATTTGCAAAAGGAACAATACCTGGACAAGTCCAAGTGGGAGACGTAATTGCAGACGAGGAAACAGGAGAAATATTAGAAGAAAATAAAAAAATAAGAAGAATCGGAGGAATGAATTAAGATGATTAAAGAAGCATTAGAATATATCATAGGTTTAAGGGAAGCAAAGGTTATTGATGTTGATGGAGAAAAATATTTAACTAATAGTTGCCACAAAATTAAAAAACCAATTGTTGATTGTCCATTTACAACTACAACTCTACAAGGTGTTGTTGATTATATAAAGAATAATATTGATACAGAAATAGTAGGTAATGGATTTACAGTACATATAGAGTCTCCTAGCAAAGTAACAGTTTATTCTAAGCTTAATAAGGATCGTAGAAGAGAAATATTGTTAAAAGCAATTGCCATAGTGCCTAATTTCCCTACTGATCGTTATATGGATGCAGAAATGTTCAACATTCAATTATTAAGCAAATTTGTACCAACAGATAGTTTACGAACTATTATGCAGCTAGCTGGAACCATAAAGGAAGGTTCTGAACAAGAAGTCGCAGATGATGGAATAACACAAAGAGTTACTGCAAAAGCTGGAATTGCAAGATATGAAGATATAGAAGTTGGAAATCCATTTAAATTGACACCATTTAGGACTTTTCCAGAAGTAGAACAGCCTTCAAGTTTATTCATATTTAGAATTAGAAAGGGTCCAGAGTGTGCTCTGTTTGATTGTGGTGACACATATTGGAGAAATGAAGCCATGAACGGAATTAAGGAATTCCTAACTAAAAACTTAGAAGATTGTAATGTAAATATAATTATGTAAAATAAGGGGCATTTGCCCCTTGATCACTAAATAAAATCACCAAAATAGGAGGGTAACAATGAAAACAATAAAATTATTAATGTTAAAACTAACTAACTTTAAAGGAATAAAGGATTTGACTATAGATTTAGGTGGAAATGATGTAGATATCTATGGCGACAATGCATCTGGAAAAACTACCATTAATGATGCGTTCTTGTGGTTGTTATTCAATAAAGATACACTTAATAGAACGGTTGGGATTGATGAATCCAACTTTCAAATAAAAACGTATGACAAAGATGGTAATACATATCACGGTTTAGATCATTCGGTAAAGGCTCTCTTAGAGATAGATGGTAAAAGTGTAATACTACAAAAAGTGTATAAGGAAAAATGGACTAAAAAACATGGCGAAGCTGAAAGGCAATTAACAGGTAATACAACAGATCATTACATAGATGAAGTTCCTGTCAAAAAGAAAGAATATGATGAGTATATATCTTCTATAATAGATGAAAAAATTTTTAAATTAATCACTAGTCCCTGGTATTTTAATGAGAAGTTAAATAAAAAAGAAAGACGCAAAACTTTATTTGAAATATGTGGAGATATTGATGATGATTTAGTTATTGATAGTAATAAGAAATTAGAAAAGCTAAGAGGATTACTTAATGATAATACAGTTGAAGAATTAAGAGCAAAAGTAAGAGCTAAAAAGAAATTACTTAATGATGATCTAAAACAAATACCAATTAGGATTGATGAACTGGTTAATAGTATGCCAGTAGTAAACGAGGAAGAACTAAAAGAAAAAAGTAATGAAAAGGTTATTTTGGATAATAAAATAACTGAATTAAGTAACGAAATAGACCAGTTGAATAACAAAATAAATGATATAGACAAACAAATATTAGACCTAAGTAATGTACAGGCAGGTTGGGATAATAAAAACAAATTATTATCTAGCAAAAAATTTGAATTGCAAAAGCTTAAGGATAAGGTTTTAGGAGAAATAAGGATTAAAATAAGACAACTAGAAATAGATAGGAATAACCTAGCTGATGATATTATAGTCTATTCTGACAATATTAAAAAATATGAAAATAAAGTTAATGAAAATAAAGATAAAATAGAAAAACTGCAAGATGAGATTACTAAGCTAAGAAATGACTGGAGTAAAGAAAATGAAAAGAAATTTGAAGTAAATGAAGATTTTACTTGCCCTACTTGTGGCCAAGAACTTCCTGAAGAAATGAAAGAAAACAAAATTGATAAGTTAAAATCCCAATTTGAAAGTGCTAAAAAAAATAGACTAAATGAAATAAATTATATGGGCAAAAAACATGTTCAAGATAAGGAAAAACTTGAAGAAAAGAATAAAGACTATGTCAAAAAAATTGAAGATCTTAAAAATGAAATCAAAATAAATGACGAAAAAATAGGCCATATTGAAAAAGAAATTGCTGCAGCTAAAGCAGAGTTAGAAAATATTGATTTTACTACAAATGATGAATACATAACGTTAAAAAATGAAATTTCAAAATTGGAAATAGAATTACAAAATCCAGACGATACTGCCACAGTTGAAAAAGATAGACTCTTAAATTCTAAAAAAGAACTAAATGACAAGATAAATGTTTTAAAAGCTAATATATCTGCTTTAGATAATGAAAAAGAAGAAATAAACAAAGTATTAGCAAGTGTAGACCAGGTTAAAAAGAATAATGCAAGAATAGAAGAGTTAAAAGACCAGGAAAGAAAACTTGCTAATGAAATTGCAGAACTTGAAGGACAGGAGTATTTAACAGAAGAATTCATTAGAACAAAAGTAGATTTGTTGGAATCTAGAATTAATAGCAAGTTTAAGACAGTTAAATTTAAGATGTTTAATACTCTTGTCAATGGAGCATTGGAAGAGACTTGTGAAACATTAATAAATGGAGTGCCTTTTTCAAATGCAAATAATGCTGCAAAAATTAATGCTGGACTAGACATTATTAATACCTTAACAGAACATTACGGGGTACAGGCTCCAATTTTTATAGATAACCGTGAGAGTGTTAATAAGCTAATTCAGTGTAACAGTCAAATTATTAGTTTAATTGTGAGTACAGATAAATCACTAAGAATAGAAACAAAAAATGATCTAGAAAGGATTGGTGCGTAATGAGTAAAGAATTAGCATTAGTAAAAAAAGATATAGTTGATGTAGTAGAAAATAAAATTAAAGAATACCAGGAAAGTGGAGAAATCCATTTTCCTACTAACTATAGTCCAGAAAACGCAATGAAAAGTGCCTGGTTAACATTGCAAAATACAGTAGATAGAAATAAGAAACCAGCTTTATCAGTATGTACTAAAGATAGTATAGCGAATAGCTTACTAGATATGGTTGTGCAAGGACTAAGTCCTGCAAAAAAACAATGTTATTTTATCGTATATGGTGACAAATTGGAGCTTCAACGCTCTTATTTTGGGACCATGGCAGTGACAAAAAGGCTTAAAGATGTAAAGGATATTAGAAGCCAGGTAATCTATGAAGATGATGTTTTTGAAATGACTATTGAATTTGGTGTTAAAAAAATTGTTAAACATGAACAAAAACTACAAAACATTGATATGAATAAAATCGTTGGAGCTTATACGATTATTGAGAAAACAGATGGCAGTTCATATATAGAAGTGATGAACATTAATCAAATTAAACAAGCCTGGAGACAATCAAAAATGAACGTTGTAGATGAAAATGGAAATATTAAAGCTGGAAGTGTTCATGATAAATTTACGGACCAAATGGTATTAAAAACAGTTATAAATAGAGCATGTAAGCAATTTGCAAATACATCTGATGATAGTGATTTATTAATTGAAACTTTTAACAGAACTACCGAAAATGAATATCAAGATAATAAAGCAGCTTTAGATCCTAAACAAGAAGTTAAAGAAAATGCTAATAAAGAGATATTGGATTTTGATGAGCCAGTGGTTGATGTTGAAGTAACGGAAATACAAGAGCCAAAACCTCAAGAAGAAATACCAAAAGAAAAAGTTCAAGAAGGTCCAGGATTTTAATGAAATTACATATCTTAGGTAGCAGTTCAAAAGGGAATTGCTACCTCTTAAAAGGAAATAGTACTACTTTAATGTTAGAGTGTGGATTGAGGTTTTCCACGATAAAAAAGACATTGGATTTTAATTTAAAGGGTATAGCTGGATGTTTAGTCACTCATGAACATAAAGATCATTCAAAAAGTTTAAATGAATTATTGGTAAATGGAATACAAGTTTATTGTAGCAAAGGAACTGCAGGAGAACTTAGACATCATAATTTAAATATTATAGCAGCCAAGCAACAATTTGAAATAGGTGAATTTAGGATATTGACCTTTGATACTATCCATGATGTGGCAGAGCCATTAGGATTTTTGATAGAGCAAAAAAGCACAGGAGAACGACTTTTATTTGCTACAGATACATATTACATCAAATACAAGTTTAAAAGCCTAAATTACCTATTAATCGAGTGTAATCACAGCGAAAAAATATTAGCTGATAATGTTGAAAAAGGGAAATTACATCCAGGATTAAAAAGTAGAATTGAAAAGTCACATTTAAGCCTGGAGAATTTAATTGACTTTATGAATTCTAATGATCTAAGTAATGTGAAAAAAATAATACTGCTGCATTTGTCTGAAAGTAATTCAAATGCAGAACAGTTTAAAGATGAAATATATAAAATTACAAATAAAGAAACAATTATAGCTGAACCAGGACTTGAAGTTGACCTGGAACTATATCCTTTTTAGGAGGTTAACAATGGTAATTAAATACCCAAATTTAGTTGTTTATCATATGGTAGAAGCAAAGAAAGGCTTAGACTACATGATAATTGATAAATCAGTAGAACAAGGTGAAATAGCTTATAAGCTGGAAGTAGGACAATATTTATATTTTATTCAATATGACTTGTTGGAACAGCTAAATAAGACGTTAAGATATTATGTTGAGGTTATAGATGTTAATAAGCATGGAATATCAGTTATTGATAGATTTATAAATTTTGGTGAAAAAATATATTTACCATGGGTGAAAGAATTTGAAGGTAAAAAGTCAAATTTAGTAATTGGTCCATGTGGAACAATGAATAATAAACCTAATAAACCAATATATCAGCTAGAAAATTCGTATACACTTTGGAAAAATACGGGTGATGATAATCACGGTGAAAATTTAAAGAACTTTATAAAATCTGGGCAACTTAATTTATTTGAGGAGTTTGAGAAATAATATGAACATAGAAACAGAATTTAGAAAAGAATGGGAACGAGTTATAAATATTATAAATGGATCTGCAGCAAAAGAAAAAGAGCAGAAAAAACAATTTGAAAAATGTAATAAATGCATTTGGGGAAAGCGAATTTCTAATTCTAAAACTTATTGTTTCTTTCCCAGGTGTGTAAGGTAGGTGATAAATTTGAGAATGTATTATACGGAAAAAGAGACGAAAGAGATATTAAAAAGTATTGTTATACTTATCGATACTAGAGAACAGGAAAATAAGCACATATTAGACCATTTAGAGAAGAAAAAAATAAAGCACAAATCAAAAGCTTTGCAGTTTGGAGATTATAGCTTCTATTTACCTAAAAATGAGAAATTAAGCATTAATAGAGATATTTATTTTGATAAAGATATAGTAGTTGAACGTAAAGGCTCTCTATCTGAATTAGCTGGAAATTTGACTAAAGGACGTGAGAGATTTGAAAAAGAACTAATCAAGAAAAATGATGCAAAAATGTTTTTAATGGTAGAGAATGGCAGTTGGCAAAACATAAACAGTGGTATTTATAGGAGCGAGTATAAGCCAGTTAGCTTTTTGGCCACTCTTTATACATATATGGCTAGGTACAACATTTCAGTTGATTTTATACAAAAGGAATTAGCAGGACAATTTATTTATTCTACTTTTTATTATTATTTAAGGGAAAAAGTTTTGAATATGAAACCAGAAATTGAGGCAGGTGCATAAGATATGAATAGGTATTCTAAAGTACAAAGTTCAGTTTGGACAGAAAGTACAAGGTTCAGAAAATTAAATATGATACAAAGATATATATATTTATATTTTTTGTCTTGTCCTCATGGAAATTCGGCAGGTATTTTTCATGTTATACCTGCCTATGCCATATATGATTTAGGATGTAGTTTAGAGGACTATTATAGCACTATCGAAGTGCTATCAAAGGTCAATTTAATATCTTATGATAGGGATAATGATATAGTTTTTCTACATAAATACTTAAAGTTCAATCCGATTACAAATCCTAAACATGCTAAAGGGACATCTGAAATAGCAAATAAATATGTAAACTCTAGTGTTTATGCTGATTTTTACAGAGAAATAGAAGTATATTGTCAGAAATATACTGACTATTTTAATAGACCTATTATAGAACTATCAGAGGACTATGGATACACAGATACAGATACAGATACAAATACAGAGACAGATACAGATACAGATACAGAGACAGATATACCTGAAAACAAAAAAACTTCTACACCTCATGAAGAAATTAGAAACCTATACAATAATATTTGCACATCATTACCAAGGTGTACTAGCTTAAGCGATAAACGAAAAAATAAGTTAAGGGTATTATTTAAAAACTTTGATTTTAATCTTGAAAAAATAGAAAGTGTATTTAAAAAAGCAGAAGAATCTGATTTTCTAAGTGGCAGAAATGGAAAATGGACAAGTTGTAATTTTGATTGGCTGATTAATTATAACAATGCAATTAAGGTTCTTGAAGGTAACTATGATAATAAACAAAATAATAATAAATCTAGTCCAAATAAATTTAATAATTATGAGCAAAGAGAATATGATTTTAAAGCAATAGAACAGAAAGCATTGCAGCAGATGATGCAAGGAAAGTGAGGGTAACTAATGTATTGTAAATACAAAGAACTTAAATTTTTTGGTAAATGTGAGTATTACAAAAGAAAATGTATAGATAAGACTTGTACATACATGAGGGATAAGAAAAGAAAGGAAAAGATGCAAAAAACATTAAAAGAAAAGAGGTTAAATAGATGAAAAATTTAAGTGATGGTAAAACAGATGGGATTGTATTATTTTACTTGAAAGACAAAAAGTTGTATCCTATAGCACTTACTAAAGAGCAGGTAGATATGCTAGATATAACAATATCTATGGGTATGGGTAGAAAACTAAATGTAATTGATAAACCTTTGAAAGGCCTAGAATTAGAAAATCTATGTGATAGAAAGAATAGATGAAATATATTGTAAATGTAAAAGCTGAAGTGGAAGGGATAGATGATAATGAATAAAGTAGGAAGTAGATATCATATTGAACAAGGATCAAATAAGTTTTATATTAATGATCAAATAAGAGTATATAGACCAGGGATTGATTGTAGCTATGGTAAAGTAACACACGTTACACAAAATGGATTTTATCTTGATGTCGGAAACAAAAAAGATAAATATTTTAATTTCAGAAATGAAATGGAACTATCAACTTGGGAAAAAGGTGAGGAAGAGTAAATGTTTAGTAGTGGAACACAATATTGTGGATGGTTAGATAAATGGTGTCATAATTGCAAAAAATATACTCCATGGCAAGAGGCAACAAAAGAAAATCAAGAGTGTCCTATAGAACAAAAGTTAGCCCTTTACTCTATAACTGGAGAGGAATGGCCAGAACAACTTAAATTGACAAAAGAAGATAAAAATGGTGTAGAAGTAAGGAGTATTATTTGTAATGAATTTACTAGGATAATAGAAAGCGAGGAAAATTAAATGAACAAAGTAATTTTAATGGGGAGATTAACAAAGGATCCAGAGATTAGATATACACAGAGTGCAGAACCTCTTGCAGTTGCTAAGTATACATTAGCAGTTAACAGAAGATTCAAGAGAGAAGGAGAACAAGAAGCTGATTTTATTAATATAACATCTTTTGGTAAGAGTGCAGAGTTTGCAGAGAGGTATTATCAAAAAGGACAACTAGTAGCAGTTGTTGGAAGATTGCAAGTTAGATCATACGAGGACCAGGAAGGTAATCGTAGATGGATAACTGAAGTTGTAGCTGAAGAGCAACACTTTGCAGAAAGTAAAAGGTCATTTGAGCAAAGAAGTGGTAATGTATCAAGTACAACTACTGAAGCAACAGATGGTTTTGTACTAGTGGATGAAGAAGATGATGATGATTTACCGTTTTAGAGTTTTAGAAAGAAGGTGACAACTTGAAAGAAGTAATTTGCTATGATGATGACTGTTACAGAAAAGCAGAATGTGATAAAAACGTTAAGACTGATAACAATAACATATGTTTAGAATATACACCAGAAGATGTTATGGATGATTTATCTAGGGTGATAATATGAAAGAAAAAGAGATAATAAATCAACTAAAAAATTATAAATATACTTGTGAAAAAATAGAAGATGTAAACCAGGAGATAATTAAATATAATGAACTTATTGAAGCTACTAGAAATACCAGTAAAGCAGTTACATATGATCAACCAAAGATATCGGAAACATATAAAAATACAGATACCACTTATCAGGCAGTTGAAAAGATAATTGATTTTTATGCAGCAAAAGTATCTGAATGGGAAAATAGACTGGAAGAATTGTTTAAGATGAAAAAGGATGTAGAAGATATGATGGAGAAACTTAATCCTATTGAACGAAAGATACTGGAATTAAAGTACTATAAAGGTTTAAGATGGAGGCAAGTTGCAAGACATTGTAATTACACTGAAAGGCATTGTAAAAGAATTTGCCATGAAGCTATTAAAAGAATAAGTTGAAGATGTCATTAAATGTCCCTTTTTTTGTGGTAATATAGTAATTGGTAATACTGACAATTTTCCTCCTTATGAAAAGAATAAGCAAGATTAATATTAAATCAATTATTAAATATATAATAATATATGAAAAATATTGCAAGATTTGACAAAATTAGTTATAATATTATTACTACTTGAGGGATGCATAAAAAAGAAAGGGGGAGAAATGGTTGTCAGATGCTCAATTAATAATGATCTTTCTATGTATAATTGATATTATTCTTAACACTATTAGAACAGTAACTAACAAATAATTAGACTAAAATATGAAAATTTGAAACTAGGTTAGGTAGGTGGTGCCATTGACAGTTTGGTTAGCTGCCTCCGACTATAAGTAAGATGAGTTGAACATAATATATGCATATCAATGGTTGGGGCTTACTTAAACCTAGTTGCAAATTACATAATATGTAGTGTATAATTAATTTACGGAAAGATTTATTTTGAAAATTGAGAGACAATCATATACTTTGAAATAGGTTACTATATTGCTCTTAGATTAACCAACTTAGAAGCATATATGAACCAGAGATGGCAAAGTATGGGGGATGTATTTCCCCCTTCTCTCCAATATTAAACATATGAGCCTGCAGGCTCTTTTTTTATACATAATTTTAGATTTCGTTAAATTCAAATACATTGAGCATAACCAACCAGGAGGAATGGATTATGGCATTTAAAAAAACATGTAGATGTGGAAAAATAATTGATTACAATGAGAAGTATTGTGATAAATGTGCAGAGTATATGCACGAGTTAAAGAAAGAAAATGATAGATATTATGATAAGCATATGAGGAAAAACAAAGATGTATACCATAGTAAACAGTGGCGAAAGTTAACTAATGAAATTAAAAATAAATTTAAAGGAATAGATATATATGCTTATTATGTATTAGGTGAATTAGTATATGGTGACCTTAGCCACCATGTTATTCCTATCAATGATGATGATAGTAGGAAGTTTGACTTAGATAATTTGATATGGGTAAGCAATAGTACACATAGCATAGTACATGCAGAATATGACAAAGGTGGTAGAGCGAAGCAAGACATGCAAGAGTTGTTATTCAGCTTAATTAAACGGTGGGAAGAAGAGAATAGCATTTATAATGGGTAGGGGGTATTTTAAAGTTTTTTTGACCCTCTTGGGAACCACGATGGGCGGCTTTTTTTTACAAAATTCTAAATAAAAAAGAAAGGGGGATTACAATGGGCAGACCAAGAAAACCATTGGATGAGCAAAAAGGACATCTTACAGTTCTGCAACAACAGGAAAGAAAATTAGAAGAAGAAATGATACAAGCTGAAGCAGACCAATTACAAAAACCACCAACATGGTTAAGAGATGCAGTTGCTAAAAAAGAATGGAAAAGGCTGGTAGAGCAATTTACAAAGTTAAGTGTAATTAGTAACTTAGATTTAAATAACTTAGGTGCTTATTGTAATGCCTATTCTAGTTATTTAGCAGCAACAAAGCAGTTAAAGAAAGAACCTTTAACGATAGCGTATACCAATAAATTTGGTGCAACAAACATGATTGAAAATCCATTAATTAAAATACAAATTAAATACAGTGATGAAATGAAAAAATATTCCAATTTGCTAGGATTGACAGTAGACAGTAGATTAAAAGTTGCTAGGCTTAAATTAGAAAAGGCTACTGATGAAATAGAAGATAAATTCGGTGATATTTAATGACTTTAAAGCAACAATTAATTGAATATGCTAATAAATGCCTAGCAGATGTTAGAGTTAGTGAGTTTGAGGATTATATAAGTTGTATTAAACATAAATATGCATGTCAAAGGTTTTTAAATGATGTAAAAAGAGAAGAAAACGATAGAAATTATCCTTATTATTGGGATGAGAAAGAAGCACAATCTATTGTTGATTGGTTTACATATCTTAGACATAGCAAAGGTGAGTTAGCTGGAAAACCTATTATACTAACCATTTGGCAAAAATTTTTCATATGTCAAATATATGGCTGGAGAAGAAAAGAAAATGGTAGACGTAGGTTTACAAAAAGTTTCATAGAATGTGCAAGAAAACAAGCTAAATCACAAATGGAAAGTGGTATTGCCTTGTATGAACTAGCATATGGAAGTACTAAAAATAAAGAAAAGTATGAAATAGCTTGTGCTGGAATTAAAAGAAAACAATCAAAAATAGTATTTGATGAAGCTAAGGCAATGCTAAAAGGTAGTCCATTGGCTATTAAATTTAGATGTACCAGGGATTATATTAAGCACATAAAAACTGAAAGTACAATGATTCCCCTTAGTAAAGAAGATGGTACAAAAAATGATGGTGGTAATATGGCATTATTTATCCTTGATGAGTACCACCAACATCCTACGGATGATTTTTACACTATGGCAAGCTATGGCCAGGCTACAAAAGAACCACTTTTAATGATAATAACAACAGCAGGTACAGATTTAAATGCTCCATGCTACACTCAAGAATATCAATATTGTTCAGATATATTAGATCCAAATGTTGATGTAGAAAATGATAATTATTTTGTTGACATATTAGAATTAGATGCTAAAGATGATATACATAACACTAGAAACTGGTGGAAGGCAAATCCATTAAGGATGTCATATAAACAAGGACAAGAAAAGATAATGGAAGAATACAAGATTGCTAAACAGATACCAGAAAAAATGCCTAATTTCAAGACAAAATGCTTAGATATTTGGGTACAGGCTAAAAAAGATAGTTATATGGATATTGCGAAATGGAAGAAATGTGAGGTTAAAGAAATACCATATAATTTAGACAATGGTATTGTATTTATAGGTGGTGATATGTCAGCCAAAATTGATTTAACTAGTTTAGCATTTGTATTACCTATTATGGATAATGGGGTAAAAAAATATGTTGTATTTAGTCATTCTTTTATTCCAAGTAGGGAAAAGTTAATGGAAAGAGTGCTAAAAGATAAAGCTCCATATGATGCCTGGGAAGAGCAAGGTTATATAACAATCACTAATACACCAATAGTGGACCAGGAACAAGTCATTAATTTTGCAATTAATTATTGTGAAAAAAATAATTGGAAAATAGAGCAATGGTGTTTTGATCCAGCTAATGCAAGCAAAATAATGTTAGATGTTGCTAACATGGGTTATGATGTAGTGGAGTTATTTCAAAGTCATAAAAAACTTAACGAAAGTACAGTTGCATTAAGAGAGGAAGTTTATTTAGGTAATGTTATATATTTACCTAATCCAGTGCTTAATTTTGCTATGAAAAATACAATTATTAAAGAAAATAATGGTTTAATTAAAATTGATAAAAAAATGAGTAGAAAGAGGATAGACCCAGTTGATGCTTTAATATGTGCTTTTAAAATGGCATGGTTATACGAACCCGAATTTGAATTAACAGACGATTATTTGGATGAGTTTTACAAAATAGGGTAGGTGCAAAAGTGAAAAGAATTATAGAAAAATTAAATAATATAGTTAGTAAAACAAACTTAGTACTTGCAGAAATATTGTTAATATTAGGTTTGTTTTTATTTATATTTACCACATTTATAGTAAATACAATTGCTGGTATGTATTTATTAGCAATTATATTTATATTACTAGGTTTATTTATAGCTTACACGCGAAAGTAGGTGAGATAAAAATTGAAGCTATTTGGAAAAAACATAAGTGTTAATAATGCATATACATTAACATCACAAGATGCAGAATTTTTACAAGCAATAGGTGTAGATACTAATAATGTCAGCAAAAATGCATTAAGCGAAGTTACATATTTTGTATGTATTAAACATTTGAGTGAAAGTATAGGTAAATTACCTTTGAAACTTTATACAGAAGATCAGAAAAAAGGTAAAGAAAGATATATGAACAAGGATTTAGATTATATATTAAATATTGAACCTAATCCGTACATGACAGCTAGTACATTTTGGCAAACTGTTGAATTTCAAAGAAATCATAACGGTAATGCTTTTGTGTATATAGAAAGACAAGGTAATAAATTAAAGCACTTATGGATATTACCATATAACCAAGTTACAATTTACATTGATGATGCAGGTGTATTTAATAATAAAAATGGTATTTGGTACTTATATACTGACACAGACACAGGTAAATCCTACACTTTTACACCAAAAGAAATTTTACATTTTAGGTTTAGTGTAAGTGAAAATGGCTTAACTGGATTAGCAGTTAAAGATGTGTTAAAAACACAAATTAATACAGCACAACATGGACAATCATATCTTAATAAATTGTATAAAGGTAATATGTTTGGTGGCAAGGTAATTTTACAATATACTGGGGATCTAAATGATAAAAGAAAAACAAATTTGATAAAAAATACTGAAAGATATGCTAATAGTGTTGGTACAGGTAAATTCTTACCTATACCACAAGGAATTACTGCTACACCAATGGAAATGAAATTGGCAGATGCAGAATTTAGCGAGTTAAATAAACTTAGTGCTTTACAAGTTGCAAGTGCTTTTGGTATTAAACCAAACATATTAAATAACTATGAAAAAAGTAGCTATAGTAACAGTGAAACACAACAATTAGATTACTATATTAATAGTTTATTACCGACATTAAAGCAATATAGTGAAGAATTAATACGTAAACAATTAATATATGTACCTAATAAACTAATAAAAATTGAACATGACATAAAAGCATTATTTAAGTTAGACCCAGTTAAGCAGATGAATGTGCTTAAAACAGGTATCAACAACTTCATGTATACTATAAATGATGTTAGAGAGGAACTAGGAAAATCTCATATAGATGATCCTCTTGCAGATATACCAATTGGTAATGGTAATTATATTACATTAGATAAAATTGGTAGCCAATGGAATTAAAAAGAAAGCGAGGTGAAAATATGGAGAAACTAGAAATAAAAGGTCCTATCATATCAGATGCAGACCAATGGATTTATGATTGGTTTGGAATTCCCGCCACTAGTCCTAAGAAAGTCAATGATGCATTATCAAAAGTTAAGGGTAAAGATGTAGAGGTTATAATTAATAGTGGTGGTGGTTCAGTTTTTGCTGGAAGTGAAATTTATACAACACTTAAAGATTACAAAGGCAAGATAACAGGTAAAATAGTTGGTTTAGCAGCAAGTGCAGCAAGTGTTATTGCTATGGGAATAGATGAATTACAAATTAGTCCTACAGGTCAAATCATGATACATAGGGCGAGTACATATAGTGCTGGTAACAAAAATGATTTAAACAAAACATCTGAAATGTTAGAAGGTATAGACCAATCTATTGCTAATGCATATCAACTTAGAACAGGACTAGATCATAAAGAACTAGTCAAGATGATGGACAAAGAAACATGGTTGACTGCACAACAAGCTAAAGAGTTAGGTTTTGTCGATAAAATCATGTTTGAAGATGAAATTGATGCAGTAGCAAGTATTAATGTTGGTGCAGATGGTTTATTACCAAAAGAGGTAATAGAAAAAATGCGAAATGAATTTAAAAATAAACAATTAGATAAACAATCCAATACAAAAGTGGATAATAAAACTCAATCCATATTTTAAAAATGAAAGTTTAGAAGTGTTTGTAACAGAGGTGGTGAAATAAATGGCAGATGGTTTAGAATTTGAAGGGCTTGATAGATTCGAAAAGAAATTACTATCTAAAGCAACTAAAGAATTACCAAGAGAAACATTTAAAATGGTAAGAAAAATAGGAAGTAAGGCAAGAACAGAAGTAGCTAGAAAAAGTAGAAAAGAAGTAGAACCAGTAACAGGAACATATAGTAAAAGTTGGAAACGTGGTAAAGCATTTAAAAATGGTGATACATATGCAGTATATATTAAAAATACAGCTCCACATGCTCATTTAATAGAAAATGGACATAGAATTGTAGACCAAAATGGTGATGAGCATGGTTTTGTTGAAGGTAAGCATATACTAGAAGATGGATTAAAAGAGTTTGGCGATAAAAAACTTGAAGGATATTTAGAGGAATGGCTAGATAACCTATTAGACGAGGGATTATTATGATTACATTAAAAGATATAAAAAAAGCAATTAATAGTATTATCTCTAATAAGTTTCCAGATGTAGAAATAATGAGTACAGATGTTAAAGAAGGGTTTAATAGACCTTCTTTTTTTGTACAATTAGACAATGTTACCAAAGATGATAGATTGTATTATTTTACTAGAGATATGACAGTAAGGATATATTATTTCCCTAGTGATAGATATAACTATAATTTAGAAGTGCTAGATGTTGTCGATGGATTAGAAAGTATATTTAACTTGAATTTTAACGTATCTGACAGAGTAATAACAATAGATAACACTAGTTATGACATAACAGATGGAGTGTTAGAGTTTGACCTTGAATTTAATTATACAGATAGTTATGGATATGAAGAACAAGGTGAATTGATAGAAGAATTAGAATATAAACAAAATTAAGGAAGGATGGTATGAATGGGATTACCAAATATAGATATTATATTTAAAACACAAGCAGTAAGTGCTATTACTAGAAGTGAAAGAGGTATAGTTGCTTTAATACTAAAAGACGATACTGGAAGTTTTGATGTTAAAGAATATGCATCAATTGAAGATATTGAAGCTAATGATTGGAGTGCAACTAACTTAGATTATATCCAAAAGACATTTTTAGGAGTACCTAGTAAAGTAATTTGCGTAAGAATTGCAGAAGATGCAGAAGATGCAGAAGATTATAATGATGCATTAACATTGTTAAAATCTACAAAGTTTAATTATTTAGCAATTCCAGGTATTGATAGTGCCGATGTAGATACTATTGCTACATGGATTAAAACACAAAGGGATAATAACAAAAAGACATATAAGGCAGTATTGCCAAACTGTGAAGCAGACCATGAAGGTATTATTAATTTTGATACAGAAGATATAGTTGTAGGTGAAACTACTTATAGTGCAAGTCAATATACATGTAGGATAGCAGGAATATTAGCTGGTTTATCATTAACAAGAAGTTCTACTTATTTTGTCTTATCTGAAGTAGACAGTATTAAAGAAAGTGATGATCCTGATACTGATATTGACAATGGTAAATTAATTTTAATTAACGATGGTGAAAAGATTAAGATTGGTAGGGGAGTTAACTCTTTAACTACTACTAGTCAAGATAAGTCAGATGATTACAAAAAAATTAAAATTATAGAAGGTATGGACTTAATAAAAGAAGATATTGCTACTACTTTTAATGATAATTATATAGGTAAATACAATAATA